AAAGCTGCTAAAGCTTATGCTAAAAAGACTGGTAAGAAAATGAAAAAGAAAAGAGGATACTAATGTTAGTAGGAAAACAAAGCAGACTTCCTATGGCTTTACAAAAAAAGATTGTAAAAGCTAAAATGAAGAAGAAAAAAGCTAAGAAAGCAAAAAAATGAGTACAAACTTTAAAAGAGAGCTATATCAGAGTAAATTATTACCTGCTGTTGTACCTGGAAAAGGTGTTAAAACTATTAAACAAGCATCAGGAATGCCTAAAAAGAAATTTACTAAGATGAAAAAGCCTGAAGCTGGTGTTATTAAAAAAGGTTTGAAGGTAGCAAGTAGAGCTGCACTATCACCTTTATCATTAGGATTAACTGGAGCTTATGCATTAGGTGCTTCTTCTAGAAGATTTAAAAAAGCTCCAAAAGTAGGTGAAGGTAGAAGATTATCAAGTGAAGTTTTATCTAAACCTGATAAAAGAACTTATTATTTATAATTATGACAACAAGAGGCGGAAAAAGAGCAGGAGCTGGTAGACCAAAAGGATCTACATGTGCAAAGAAATGGAAAATGCTTGACGAATTAGCAGTTAAGTATAACCATTCTCCTTTAGACTACATGCTTGCTATACTTAATAATCCAATGTCATCTCCTGAAAGAAAGATGATGGCAGCAGAGAAAGCTGCACCTTACGTTCACGCAAAATTAGCTACGACTACGACAAAACTTGGATCTGATGGCCCAATCAAAATCAATATCAAATGGGGAGACGAGTAAAGAGGAAACTAAAGATATAGTTATTCCTTATACACCTCGTCCTTTACAGAGAGAAGTACATAACAATCTTAAAAGATTTAATGTATTAGTTTGTCATCGTAGATTTGGTAAATCAGTATTATCGATTAACCAACTTATTAAAACAGCTATAGAAAAACCCATGCGTAAGTGTGCATTTATAGCACCAACCTACCGACAAGGTAAATCTATTGCTTGGGAATATTTAAAAATTTATACAAAACCACTAATGTATTTAGGTGGTAGTAAAAACGAAACAGAATTAAAAATAGAATTATTTAATGGATCTACGCTTCAAATATTTGGAGCTGACCACCCTGACTCATTACGAGGTGTTGGGTTTCATGGAGTTGTGATGGATGAGTTTGCTATCATGGCACCAAGAACCTGGACTGAGATTATACGTCCAGCAGTTGCTGACACATTAGGATGGGTAATGTTCATAGGAACTCCTATGGGACATAATCAGTTTTGGGAAGTTTATGATTTTGCACAACGAGGACAAAAGAACTGGTTTGCAAAAATGTATCGAGCATCAGAAACAGGTGTAGTACCTGCTGAAGAATTAAAAGATGCTCAGTCTATAATGACTGAAGAACAATATAACCAAGAGTTTGAATGTTCTTTTACAGCTGCTGTAAGTGGTAGTTATTATGGAAAACTAATAACCAAAGCTGATAACGAAAAAAGAATTGGGAGTATACCTGTTGAGGAACACGTTGGTGTTGAGACATGGTGGGATTTAGGGATCGGGGATTCGACAGCTATTTGGTTTATACAAAGAGTAGGTGAAGAAATTCACGTCATAGATTACTATGAAAACTCAGGTGAGTCTTTAGCTCATTATGCAGATGTCTTAGAAGATAAGAACTATGCTTATGAAAGACATATCGCACCTCATGATATTCAAGCAAGAGAGCTTGGTACTGGTAAATCTAGGTTAGAAGTATCTCAGGAACTAGGAATAGATTTTGAAGTAGCACCTAAATTAGAGGTTGATCATGGCATAGAATCTGTTAGGAATGCTTTACCACATTGTTGGTTTGATAGAGAAAAATGTAAATTAGGACTAGATGCATTAAGACAATATCGTAAACAATGGGATGAGAAGAACCAAGTTTTTAAAAATAAACCTTTGCATGACTGGTGTTCACATGCAGCTGATGCGTTTAGATACGGATGCGTACATGATCCTATAGATACATCAGACTGGCAAAGACCCATAAATGTAGATTATAAATATATCGTATGACAGAAGATCAAATTATATCAATATTAAATAGAGAGCTTAGAGCATCATCAGGTTACATTGGTGGTGAGATAGTTACACGTAGAAGAAAATCATTAGAATATTACTTAGGTAAACCTTTTGGTAATGAACAAGAAGGTAGATCTCAAGTAGTTAGTACTGATGTTTCTGATACTATAGAATCTTTAATGCCTTCTCTTATGAAAATTTTTACAGCAGGAGATAATATCTTTCATTGTGAACCTGCTGGGCCTGAAGATGAAAAGGTAGCTAAACAAGCTAGTGATTATATTAACCATGTTTTCTATAAAGAGAACAGAGGTTTTTCTGCTATTTATACAGCGTTCAAAGATGCACTTGTTCAGAAGAATGGTATTCTAAAAGTATACTGGGATGATTCTGAAAAAACTACAAGAGAAGAATATAAAAAATTAACTGATGATGAATACAATCTTCTTATTGCAGACAAAGAAGTTTCAGTAACAGAACATAAAGAATACGAAGAAGAATTTAGAGATGATAACGATAAGGTTATAGATACAATTAAGTTTCATGATGTTGTTATTCATAAAACTAGAATGTATGGTCAAGTTAAAATTGATCCAATCCCACCTGAAGAATTTTTAATTGAACGTAGAGCTAAATCAATAGAATCAGCTAACTTTGTTTGTCATAGAGTTAATATGACTAGAACTGAATTAGTTGAAATGGGTTATGATAGAGATTTAGTTTATAACTTACCTACTGGTGATGCAGAATATTATTTAGAAGATAGACAAGTAAGATACCAAGATACAGATTTTTCTGCACCACAAGATAGAGGTGATAATTCTACAGACGAAGTTTTAATTCATGAATGTTATGTAAGATTAGATCTAAATGGTGATGGTAAATCAGAACTATTAAAAATTTGTCTTGCAGGTACAGGAGCATATAGAATATTAGGTATGGACGAAATTGATTCAATACCTTTTGTTTCAATGACACCAATTATTATGCCTCACAGATTCTATGGTAGATCTGTTTCTGAACTTATTGAAGATATACAATTAATTAAATCTACTGTTATGAGACAGATGTTAGATAATATGTATCTAACGAATAATAACAGAATAGCTATTCAAGATGGTCAAGTAGCTATGGATGACCTATTAACAAATAGACCAGGTGGTATCGTAAGAACTAAACAACCACCTGCTAATGTTATGCAGGTTATGTCAGCTCAACCTATTACAGAACAAGCATCAGGATTATTAAACTATTTAGATTCAGTAAGAGAAGCAAGATCAGGTGTTACAAAATCTTCACAAGGATTACAATCTGATTCTTTAAACACAGATACAGCTACAGGAATGAATCAAGTATTAACTCAATCTCAAATGAGAATGGAGTTGATTGCAAGAACATTTGCTGAAACTGGTGTTAAAGATCTAGGTATTAAGATATTCGAATTACTTTGCAAATATCAGCAAAAAGAAAAATTAGTTAGAATTAGAGGTGAGTTTGTTCCTATGACTCCATATGAATGGAGAGATAGAGTTAATCTTTCTGTTAAAGTAGGATTAGGTACAGGTTCAAAAGAACAACAACTTATACTTCTTAATGGTATTCTACAAAGACAACTACAAGCTATACAACTACAACAGAATGTATATGGCCCAGTTGTTAATCTTAAAAATATTTATTCTACATTACAAAAACTTGTAGAGAATGCAGGTCTTGGAAGTGTAGAACCATTCTTTATGGATCCTGAAGTAGGTGCTGCACAAATGCCACCACTTCCTCCTAAACCACCAACTGAGTTTGAGAAGGTATCTCTAGCACAAGTACAGGGTGAAAACCAAAGAGCTATATTAGATTCTGAAGTACAAATGAAGAAATTAGAATCTTCATTAAGACAGAAACTATTAGACTTTGAGCTTCAAGTAAAAGAAATGGAGCTTAAATATGGTACTAAAATAAATGAGCTTGAAATGCGTAACAGATCTATGATAGAACAACAACAAGTTAGACAATCAGGTGATTTGTTTAAAGAGATAATGAAAGGTCAAAAACAATTCTTCGATGGCAAAGGATCTAAACAAACAGATTTCACAAGGGACGAAAGCCCAGCATCTACTGGACGATCCCCTAATGAAAGAGGCGTTTGATTATTTAAAAACTCGTTATAGAGAAGAAATATTCAACACGTCTTATAATGATCACGATCAAAGACAAGTTCTTTGGATGGCCTATAATATGGTCGAAAAAATCAAAGGACATCTTGAGTCTGTGATGAATGAAGGCAAACTAGCTGCCAAAGAGCTAGATCAACTACAAGACTTAACTAAGTAATTAGAAGTCTATTTCGCCAATCCAATTAAGGAAGCGATCAACCTAAAAGGAGAATCTATGCAAGTAGATAAAACAGTACAAGGTGCTGCTGACAAAATATCAGGATTACTGAATCCTCAAGAAGGACAATCAGAACCTGAAAAAAAACAGACAGAACCACAAGAGCAAACACAGGAAAAACCAGTTCAAGAAACTGCACCTGATGTTGTTGAAGAAGTTAGCCAAACCGAGACTGAGGAAGCTAAACCTGAAACTGAAAGCTCTGAAATAACTGAGACAGAACAAACTGAACAACAAGAAATACAAGAACCTTCACTCCACCGAGTCAAAGTACAAGGTCAAGAGTTAGAGGTCAGCTTGGACGAATTGAAATCAGGTTATTCAAGAGACTCAGATTATAGACAAAAGACTCATGCTTTAGCTGAGGAAAGAAAAATCCTTGACGAACAAAAGACAAGTCTTAGTCAAACGTATGACAGTAAGCTAAAAGAATTGAATGATTTAATTGGTGTTGCCAATACATATATCAGTCAATCATCTGATGTTGATCTTCCAAAATTATATGAAGAAGATCCTACTGCTGCTGCTAAAATAGATTTTCAAATGCGTCAGCAAAGAGAATCTTTTAACAAGTTAAGGCAACAAGCTGAAACTGTTAAAGCACAACAGTATAATCAATATCTAGATGAACAAAAAAAGTTAGCTGCAACTAAAATTCCAGAATTTAGTGATCCACAAAAATCAGTACCATTCAGAAATCAGATGAGATCAACTCTTGCTGATTATGGATTTAATGATCAAGAAATTGGTTCACTAGCAGATCATAGATTCCTTATGGTTCTAAAAGATGCTATGGAATTTAAAAACCTTAGAAGCAAACCTGTTACTGCTAAAAAAGTAACAACAGCTCCGAAGGTAGTTAAATCAGGAACTCCTAAAATGGACGATTCTAGACGTGCTTCTGTTAAACAAAAAATTGGTAGATTGAGAAAGTCAGGTAAACTGAACGATGCTCATTCTGCTATTCTTGAAATAATCTCAAAAAAATAGGAAAATAACATGGCACAACCAACAAACACATTTGATACGTACGATGCAGTAGGTATCAGAGAAGATCTACAGGATGTTATTTACTCAATTTCTCCAACTGAAACTCCTTTCATGAGTGCAGCTGCGAGAGAGCAAGTAAAAAATACATTCCACGAGTGGCAAACAGATTCATTAGCGGCTGCTGCAACTAACAATGCAGTAATCGAAGGTGATGAAGCTACTCTTGATGCATCAACTGCAACAGCTAGAATTGGTAACTACACACAGATCATGGATAAGACTGTAGTAATTACTGGTACACAAGAAGCTGTAGACAAAGCTGGTAGAGCAAGTGAACTTGCATACCAAATCGCTAAAAAATCTAAAGAGTTAAAAAGAGACATTGAGTCTACTTTATTAACTAACCAAGCAAGAGCAGCTGGTAACTCATCAACTGCTAGAACATTTGCTTCTATTGGTGCTTGGATTGCAACGAACGATAACTTCGATGCAGGTGGATCATCTCCAACTGCTGCTGATGGTTCTGACGCTAGAAATGACGGAACTCAAAGAGCTTTAACTGAAGCTATGTTGAAAGACGTTATCAAAGGTACATGGAACTCAGGTGGTAACCCATCTGTAATCATGGTAGGCCCATTCAACAAACAGAAAATCTCAGGATTTACTGGTGGATCTACTAGATTCGATGCTTCAGAAGATAAAACTTTATACACTTCTATTGACGTGTATTCTTCTGACTTTGGTGATTTAGAAGTAGTACCTAACAGATTCTCTAGAGATAGAGATGCTTTAGTCCTAGATATGGACTACTGGTCTGTAGGGTTCTTAAGAGACTTCACAATGCATGAACTTTCAAAAACTGGTGACTCAGAAAAAAGACAGCTATTA